TAACAAATTCAATTTGTATATAATATCTTCTATTACCAGTGATTAAATCACTAGGAAACACAGTACTTCCTGTTTTACGAGGTTGTGGTTTTTGTGGAACATTTCTAGGCACTCCGCCTGAATATCTTAGTGGCATTTGATTCCTACTTAATGTATAAATACTTTTATTTATTTATATGGAAAATGAGCAAGTATAAAGGTTTTTTTAAACCAAAAAATCCAGATAAGTATATGGGAAACCCAACTAACATTATTTATCGTTCAAGTTGGGAATTGAAATTAATGATAAGACTTGACGAAGACCCAAGTATAATATCCTGGGGTTCTGAAGAAGTAGTCATACCATACCGTTCACCTATCGATAATAGAATACATCGTTATTTTGTTGATTTTATAGTAAATAAGATAAATAGAAATGGTAAGAAAGAAACGGTGTTAATAGAAGTGAAACCAGCAAATCAAACTAGACCACCAAAGAAAAAAGAAAAGATTACCAAAAGATATTTATCTGAGGTAAAAAATTGGGGTGTAAATGAAGCAAAGTGGAAAGCAGCTAAAGAATTCTGTGAAGATAGAAAATGGACCTTTCACATATTCACAGAAAAAGAGTTAGGAATTAAATAATGAACTTTTTCGATATACTAAAAAAATCAGCAAAAAAATTATCACAAAGTGAATATTTTAATTTTTTAAAGAATATATTTTCACAAAAAGGAACAAATGCTTTTTCTCCTGGAAAACTTTATGCCTTTTCTTACAATGACCCAAAAACTAGAGATAGATTAGACCATTGGGATACAACACCAATTATATTATTTTTAGGTCCAGCAAAAAATGGTTTTTATGGTTTGAACTTTCATTATCTTAGTCCAGGAGAAAGAGCTGCATTTTTAAATGAACTTCAAGACAACGAATCTCAAAATGTAAAAATAAATGTAAATGCTATACAAAATTTGACAAAAAGTCCTATGTTTAAAAGAACAATTAAACATTACATAAGTTTTAGAGCTAAAGGTATTAGAGAAATACCCCCAGGTAAAGATTTTGAAAATTGGATAAATATTTTAAGAATGTCAACAGGAAACTTTACTAGTGATAGAAGAAGACTGGGTTCAAATTGGACACCATACTAAGGAAAAATAAATGCCTTTTAATATAAACGATTTTAGTTCACATATAAAACAAAGTGGTTATCTAAGAAAAAATCACTTTGAATTAAATGTGACAGTACCTCCTATATTACAAGGAAGAAATATAGAACGCCCAGGTGGAAGCAATTCAACATCTAATGTAACAAGAATGATGACATTTAGAGTTGCTAATATAAGAACACCACAAGTTCAAATTTCTGGTGTAAGTGTTAACAGATATGGTGTTGGTCCTCCTCAAAAGTATCCAGTTAGTGCACTATTTAATGAAATATTTTTTACTGTAACTTGTGATAGGTTAGGTGATATATGGCAATTTTGGCATAACTGGACTAGGAGTGTTTTTGAATTTACAGGTGTTGCTGATTCTAACTCAGGCAATGTAAATACATTACCAAGATATTTTTCAAATTTTAGAGACGAATATTCGTCTCTTATTCAACTTCAACTATTTGATCAAATAGCACAAAATAATAAATCTGGAGTTCTAAGATTTGATATGTATGAGTCTTATCCAATAGCAATAACTGAAATTCCTCTTTCTTGGAACGACCCAAATTTATTAGAATTGACTATAACTATGCATTTTAAAGATTATACAATAGTTGGTTCTAATGTAAGCAGAGAAAATTCTATTTAATAAAATATTCAAGTGGAGAAAATATGTTACCAAAAATTACACACCCAACTCATAAAATTGATATTCCATCTTTAAGAAAGAAAGTTTCATTTAGACCATTTTTAGTAAAAGAAGAAAAGCTTTTACTTATGGCAAAGGAATCTGAAGATCCTGAAGATATTTTAACATCTATTAAACAAATTGTTAATAATTGTTGTCTAGATGAAAAATTTAATGTAAATGAAATTACACTATTTGATTTAGAATATATTTTTATACAATTAAGAGGAATATCTGTAGACAACATAGTAGAAGTTTCATATAGAGATTCTGAGGATGATAAGGTATATGATTTTAAAATTGATATTAAAGATATCAAAGTTAATATGCCAGACAAACCAAACAATGTAATTAAAATTACAGATGACATTGGTATTATTATGAAATATCCACCATCAACATTATATGATGATAAAGAATTTTTAAATTCTGAAGATGAACATCTATTTAAACTTATTATTAGATGTGTTGATAAAATATATCAAGGCGATGAAGTTTATGAAGCATCTTCTTATAGTAAAGAAGAATTATCAGAATTTTTAGAAGATTTGAGTGTAAAGGTATTTGAACAAATTCAAAAGTTCTTTGAAGAAACTCCTAAACTCAGTTACACTATAAAATATAAAAATTCATTAGATAATAAAAGAGAAATTCATCTGAATAGTCTTAATGATTTTTTTACTTTGCGTTGAGTCATAACAAGCTTGAAAATTATTATCATACAATATTTTCTATGGCTCAACATCATAAATATTCTATCACAGAACTTGAAAATATGATTCCTTTTGAAAGAGACATATATGTTAATATGCTGTTAAAACATCTTGATGATGAAAGAAAAGAGCAAGAAAAAGGGAACTTATTTTAGTGGCAGAAGAACAAACAGATATTTCTATATTACAAAATATAAGAAATGAAATTGAAAAAAGAATAGATGTTTTAACAGATGATGTAAAAACTCTAAGGAATATTTCCGAAGAAAAACAACAAGATTTAAAACAACAAATATCATCTGTTTATCAGATAATAGAAGAAAAATTAAGTCAAATACAATCTATTGACTTAAATTTAAAAGATTCAAATCAAAATATAAATGATTTAAATGCTAGAACTTCTTCTATGTCAGATAATATTTCTTCCCTTCTGCAGTCACAGAATGAAATAAAAAGAAATATACAATCTCTTTCTGTTGATATAAACAAAATACAAAATGATAGTGTAAATCAATTTAATCAATTAAATGAATACACTAGAGAAATATCTAAAAAAATAGCAGAAAGTGCAAAAAGACAAGAAAGACAAACTAGAGAAGAGATGGTAAGAGGTCCAAGAGCAGCTGCACAAGCATCTCTTGGTATTACACCATCAGCTGAAGCAAAATCACTTCAACAGCCAGAACCAACACAAGAACCAGAATCAGAAGAAAAAAAACCCAAAACATGGGCTAAATGGTTTGAAGAAAATGCAGGTCTTTTAGGTGCTGCTGCTGGAGCAGCTACTGGTGTAGGAGCTGGTGCACTAATTGGTTCAGGACCAAAATCTGCACCATCTGGTCCTGGTTATTCTAGTCCACCAGGAGAAGTTCCATCAGCACCACCAGCCCCTAATATAGTTGGTCCAGGAGTAGCACCAGGTTCTGCACCATCTGGTCCTGGTTATTCTAGTCCACCAGGAGAAGTTCCATCAGATGGTATGAGTCAAACTCTTGCAGCACAAAGAGCAGCAAGAGGTGCAAATAATTTGTCCGATGCTCAAAAAAGACATATGTATGCTTTAGCTGTTGCTGAAATGGGTCCTCCTGAAGTTCTAAGAAAAAAGGGAATTGATCCCAAAGAAGCATATGCTGCATTTATGGAAACTCCTTATAATAGGGGTATGACAGAAGGAAGAGAAAATACAAATATAGGTATAAACTTAAAAAAAGATTATTATCAACCACTAAGAGCTGGTGAGGGTAAATGGTATAATAAGGCTTATGGACAATTAGGAAATACAGATTCTGAATTGTATAATCTATTAGACAGTTCTCATCAAATGGTTGCTGCTGGTTCTAATTTTAGTAATTTGGGAACACAGAATTCATCAGCAGGTGTTGCTGATAGTGCAAGAAGAACTCAAACTGTAACTACTGAAAAATATGGAGAAACAATTAGTAGGAAAGATAGAGCTGAATTTTCTAGAACTCATGGTGCTGGAACAGTAAAAAATACTAAAAGTTGGCTTGAAAGAACACAAAGACAAGCTCGTGAAATAGATGAAAAGAGTAGAACCCAAACACCTTCCCAACCAAGTTCTCAAGCAGCACCACAATCTGATGCTAGTAGAGTACCACCACAATCTCAACAAAGCCAACAACCAGATGCTAGAAGAGAAGATGGAACTGTCCCATCTATGGCAGTAAAACAAATGCAAGGAATAAAAGCTGGTCATAGAAAAAATCCATTAGACGAAGATTTGGTAACAAAATTAAATTATGCGGCAAATAAAACGGGTGTTGAAATAGAGGTTTTTTCTGGAAGTCAAACTGGGCCAGGAGCATCTAGACCACCAGGAGCTTCACATGAACATAATGATGGAAAAGCAGCAGATTTTGAATTGTATATTACTGACAAAGATGGAAAAAGAAGACTGTTAAATTATGATAACCCAGAAGATGCTGTTATAATGGATAAGTTTACGGAAGAAGCAGCCAGAGCTGGAGTAAGATCAGCTGGTGTTGATTATATGGGAAAAACTAAAGAAAGTAGAAGTTCTAGAATTCATATGGGGACTTCAAGAAGAAATCCTGATGCTTATCTTGGGAGAGATAGATTTAAACGTTCTTGGCATAGAGGATATAGAGATTTCTTAAAACATGGAGCACCAAAAGATTTAGAAAATTATTCAACAGAAGCAATAAGAAGAAGATTAAAGGAACAACAAGAACAACAAGAACAACCAGAACAACAAGAACAGACACAACAACAATTATTTGCGGGAGATACATCTGAATCAGTAATAACAAAAGCAATAGAAGAAGAAAAAGAAAAAGTTAGGAGAGAAGGTTTAACAGAAAAACAAAGAAGAAGGGAAGCTATTAAAGAAGGTAGATTTAATTTTGCTACTGATCGTAGACCAGATCAACAACAAGGAGATGAAAGTAAAAGAAGAAATTATTATAACGTAAAAGAACTAAATGAAGGAAGATCACAATTAACGCCTGAACAGCAAAAGAAATTTGATGGTATGCGATTAAGAGGCTTTCAATATCGTCAAAGTGCCTATTTAAATTCTATTTTAGGACCTAATTGGTTGAAAAAATCTCAACAACCAGATCAACCACCAGATGATTCTGGCAGTGTATTAGATTATTTACCTGACATCCCTGCTCCTACTGATTTATTACCCGATGTTAGCGACGTATTCAATTCAGCTCTTAAATCTGTTGGTCGTATTTTATTTTCATCTGCTGAAGCAGCAGAATTAAAAAAACCTGTAGATAAAAGTAAAATAGATATGTCAGATATGCCGGGATCTTTAGATGATGGTGGTGAAGAAGGACCAAGAACAGATAATAGATTTAATCCTTTTTCACCAGTAACATATGGAAAAACTACTTCAGAAATTAGAGAAATGATAGAGCTTGCAAAAAAACAAGCACAACAAGCACAACAAGAAAAACAAGCACAGCAAGCACAACCACAAAGTATGAAAGTTCTAGGCAATTTAACAGGACCAGAGTTTTTTTATCCGGGAACTTTGCCAAATACAGGAGAAAATAAACCAGGAACGGGTGTTGATAAAGCACCACGACCAAAACACAAGATCAAACTCAATCAATATATTGATCCTGGTACTTTAGATAACGATTTTTAAAAAATGTTAGAATCAGATCTTCAAAAAGTATCAGCATTATTAAACTCTAAAACAAGAAATACTAGAACACGCAT